AAAATCTATTTCTTGTTTCAGAAGTATTTTGTTCAAATACTAAATATCTTGAAGTAGATGCGATGTATTTTCTTACAGTTAATAATAATCTTCTTACATTAATTCTGTCTAATGCAGATGGTTTATCTTGTAATGTCTTTTGTCCGAATACTACGATACCTTGTCCTGGGAACTGAACGATTGGATTTACTTTGTTTTCGTATAAATCATCTTTTTCAGATTGCGTTAATCTATTCAATACACTAACTGCTCCAATCAATCCACCTCTATTCAAACCTGCTGGTGCGAACCATTCTGCTGCTACTCTATCGTTTGCTGCGAATACGCCAGGTAATAATACCGATGGTGGAACTGTGATAAGTTTGTTTGTGTTTACATCGATTGTTTTAATCCAAGGATAATAAACAGCTGCCATATTTGAATCTACTGATTGAGCTTGTGTTATAGTTGCTGCTATATTTGTATTTGCGTTACCCGCATCTCCAATAAAGAATGCATCATTTCTTTGTTCTACCATATCCAATATTGAAGTAAATACAGCTGAATGGTCTGCTCTATTAACGTGTGGTGCAACTACCATATTGATATCATATTCGTCAGCGTTAGATAATGCTGCAATATGTTTTCCGTATGCTAATTTACCTGCAGTTGTTGATGGTTCAATATCTGCTGCGTTTGTATTTGGTGCGAATCCGTCAAAACCTTCTTGGAATGCTACTACAAATTGTCTTTTTGCAATTTCAGTAGATGTCGTTGATGTTAATGTCAATCCACAAATAGTATCTAATGAGAATACAGCGTTTGCTCCGTTTCCTGCACTCACAGGAATTGGTTTCATATAAATTTTGTTATCTGCATTATTATCTAAATCAATACCACTATACTTTGTAGAGTCTACTACTGAACCAGTTGTAAATGTTACTCTTGGAATAAAGTTTGCGTATGCTCCTGCGTTTACAGGTAATTGATATGCATCGTGTCCGAAAGGTACTGCTTGAACTGGAGCTTGTTCGTTTAAGTATGAAATTCTAATATATTTTGAATTATTTACCCAATCACCACTTTCCGTTATTTTACCTGTTATTGAATCAATTTCTCTTTTTCTATCACCAATTACTCTACTAATAAAGTTTGGAGAATTGGGGTCTAAATTTACATTTGAATAAGTTTCTAATACTGTTTTTTTCTTATCAGTATCGTTGAAATCTCTTACTACAATTGTAAATGTACCATAATCAGTTCCGTTTGTAGTACCGGCTGCTTTAACATTTGAAATACCAACTTTTATTTTAGTATTTGCAGTATTACCAGCTCCTAATGTTTCAACTTGAAATAAAGAATATCTATCACCTGAAATTAATTGAGATTTAATTATTGGAGTCAATGCCTCACATGCTTCACCTGTACCATACGAACCACTAAATTTTTGGTCAGCTAATACAACAAAACTTGCACTTATATTTCCTGCAAATGCCGCTGTTTTACCGGCTCCACTTAAAATACCATCGGCTGATGAGATTGTATAAGAACCTGTATTGAATATAAATCCGTTTTCTTTAAAGAATGCGTATGAATAGGCTGCTTTAGCACCATATGCAGATGTACCAAATACTGATTCGATATCATTATCATCTGATAATTCTAAAGATGCACTATATGTTGTACCTGCACCGGCTAATACAATTGAGAAATCACCACCGCCATCTAAATCAGAAACTGTTGTTCCTGTGAATCCAGCTGCACTTCCTGTTGTATTAAATAATATACCCAATGCACCTGATTGTGAACCTGATGCTGCTATTAATAATAAAGGAGTTTTTTCAGTATAACCTGTTTTTCCGGCTACTCTACAAATAGTTGCAGTTCCTGCTTCTCTTAAATATGATTGTACTGCTAATGGAGTATAATATGTTCCATCAACTGCTCCAAATAATTGTTCGAATTCAGCTTGTGAATTTACGATTGTTGGTACTAATGGGCCTTCTTTGAAAGGGCCAATGAATGCTGCTCCAATGTCAGCTACACCTTGTTGTAAGAATGAAAGGTCGTTTTCTTTTGTAAATACGCCTGGTGATACTATCTTTTCTGCCATTTTATATGCTTTAATTTAAATTTATTAATTCTCAATATAAATATAAAATTTTAAATCAAAACAACAAAATCTTATTTGTATGTTGGAGAGAAATAATCGTATACTTGTCCTATTGATGCTTGTGATTGTAATGTGTTATAGAATAATACTGGTCCAATTTGTCCGTTCCAGAATGTTGTTCTTGCACTATTACTACCAATTGTTAAAAAGTTTGTTGATGATGGTGCCGTAAATGCTGCTCCTCCAAATGCACCAACTGATGTTTTATCTACATAAACCGTTACAGCTCCTGATGGTTGGAATGTTGCTGAAATCATATACCAAACATTTGCCGATAATGAAGTTGTAAATTGGCCACTATTTCCTAATGCACTACCATAGAATTTTACTCTATTTAAAGTAGAGTTATCTGATGATTCAATTGCTAAACCATAAAAACCCGCGTAGTCAAAAATGTGTCTTGATGCTACACCCAATGTTGTAGTTGGTCTAATCCACATATGAATTGTACCGGTATTAGTATTGAATTGAGAAATACCACCATTAATATTTGTTGTAGTATCTTTATACCAGAATTGATTTGTACCATTTCCAGTCCAATATTTTTCTTTTTTACTTGCTCCATTATTATAAGATGGGTTACCACCACTTATACTTGCTGCGTTTGTTACACCTGCAGGTCTTACACCTGTATTATATCCTGCTAAATCTAACCAGTCTGCTGTTGCTGTACCATCTGTTGATGATGCTTTTCCTGGGTCAACATACATTCTTAATCCTGAAGATGGGATATATGGTTGAGTTGTTGTACCTTTGTTATGTGAAATTAAACCATTTGATAAGAATACATCGGCGTTTTCTACATTCAACGTTACAATTTCAACATCTGCAGTTACTACTTCTATATTTGTTATTTCAATTTCACTTTCATCTTGCATAATAAGTTTGTCTCCAGGTAAAATTTCACCTACATTTTTAAACTTATATTTACCAATCTCATTATCATAAACATATAATGGGTGAGTTTCAGTTGCATTTATTAAACCATTATTTAAAGAAAAATATCCTTCTGCGAAATTAAACGTTATATCTCTAACAACTACATTTTTTGCATCACCTGATAATGTGTTTGACAAATAAAATCTCCATTCAACTTGGTCACTATCCAATGGTTGAGACTCATCTGGTAATCCAGTTGGTTCCCATGCTTTGATTTCGTCACCAACATTTAAATCTTCAATATTTACTTCATTTCCGTTTGCCAAAGTTACTTTAGTACCAAACAATAAACAGAAATCAGGTTGGTTAATTGTATTATAAACGTCTACTGCGTATAATGTTTTTGTAGTTGTAGTATTATAATTTGTTGCTGCTGTATTATATCCATCGGCATACTTCATAGATAATATCGATGATGCTTCCGAATAATTTGATGCGTTAATTGCTGCGGGTGTGATTGGAAACGATGGAGATGCTCCTAATGTTGGAGAACCTACTGAAAAGTTAGCATTATTAAATGTTACCGAATAATTTGCTGCTACACTTCCAACTCTAGTTCCATGTAAAGAACCGGCTGAACCAAATGAAAAAGTTGCATTTTCTGATGTGCTTTCTACTATGTATGTAAAAGTTGGTTGATTTATTGTTATAGAATCAACTGCGAATGCTAACATTGATGCTGCAGTTCCCGCCGATGCGTTTCTTGCATTTAAAGACGAAGCTTCGGTAGTTCTTTCCGAACCCACTGTTGCTCTATATAAATTACCTAACGATAAATTTGTTCTTGCCATAGTATAAAGTGTTATTCTCCGTTATAAATATCTAAAAGTTTTTCTTTCCACTCATCTTTATTGGAAAAGTTTTTAATCATCCAATTTTTAAGTTTTTCAAATTCTGCTTTACGGGTTTCGTAATCATCCTGACAAATTGTTTCGTAGATTTCTTTAAATGTTTCCTTACTATTCGCC